GCCAGCATGGATGGTGGGCCGTGATCCAAAGCTCAAGATCATTCAAGCAACACACACGGCAGAACTAGCAATAAGATTTGGTCGTAAGGCAAAGAATCTTATCGACTCAGAAGATTACGCAAAAATTTTTAAAACAAAATTACAAGAAGACAGTAAAGCAGCAGGACGTTGGGAGACATCAGATGGCGGTGAATATTATGCAGCTGGTGTTGGCGGTGCGATCACAGGTCGTGGTGCAGATCTCTTGATCATTGATGATCCACACTCAGAGCAAGATGCTTTATCAAAAGCATCTTTGGAGAGAGCTTACGAGTGGTATACGTCAGGCCCACGTCAGCGTTTACAACCAGGTGGTAAAATTATTTTGGTTATGACCCGTTGGTCTACGAAAGATTTAACAGGTGCATTAGTTGCTTCACAAAAAGAAGTTAAGGCTGACAAGTGGCACGTGGTCGAGTTTCCAGCAATCATGGATAACGGACCAGTGTGGCCAGAGTATTGGAAGATGGATGAACTTGAAAAAGTCAAAGCAGCTCTGCCCGTTACTAAATGGAACGCACAGTGGATGCAACAACCAACTAGTGAAGAAGGTGCAATATTAAAACGAGAGTGGTGGCAAACTTATGAAGAGGATGACATTCCACAAATACACCACGTCATACAATCTTACGATACAGCTTTTTTGAAAAAAGAAACTGCAGATTATTCTGCTATTACTACATGGGGTATATTCTATCCGTCAGAAGATAGTGGTGCCAATCTAATATTGTTAGATGCCATCAAAGGTAGATACGAGTTTCCAGAGCTACGTCGTCTTGCATTAGAGCAGTATAGATATTGGAATCCTGAAACAGTTATCATTGAGGCAAAAGCATCTGGTCTACCACTAACTTACGAGCTTAGAAAAATGGATATACCCGTTATGAACTTTACCCCGTCAAAAGGAAACGATAAGCATGCCCGTGTGAATGCTGTTGCACCTCTGTTTGAATCTGGTATGATATGGGCTCCGAACCAAAAGTTTGCAGAAGAGGTGATTGAAGAATGCGCCGCTTTCCCTTTTGGTGACCATGACGACTTGGTTGACTCCACCACGCAAGCCATCATGAGATTTAGACAAGGTGGCTTGATCGATCATCCAGAAGATTATGTGGATGAGATCAAAGAACAGAAACAACGAGTATATTATTAATGGTAAAAAAGCTCACAACCACAATACCACCGTTACGAGGGCCTAATCCACAGGGGTTGAATGTTCCGTTAAAACAAGTTAAAACGATCAAACTGGAGAAATTAAATGGCAGAAATAGACAAGTCGCTTCCAAACGAAGTTCGAACAGAAGTACAGTTACCAGCTGAAGAAGTAGTTGAGGAAGAAGTTACAGAACAACAAGGTCCCGTAGAAGTAACACCAGAAGAAGATGGTGGTGTTACATTAAACTTTGAACCAGGAGCAGTTAACGTTCCAGGCACAGAAAATCATTTTGATAATTTAGCAGATATTTTACCTGACGATATTTTAGATCCAATCGGCAATGACATGGTTAATAATTACATGGATTATAAATTGTCTAGAAAAGATTGGGAGCAATCTTACATACAAGGTTTAGATTTATTAGGATTCAAATACGAAAATAGAACAGAGCCGTTTCAAGGAGCAAGTGGTGCCACACACCCAGTTCTTGCAGAAGCGGTAACACAGTTTCAAGCACAAGCTTATAAAGAATTACTGCCTGCAGAAGGTCCTGTAAGAACGGATGTCGTAGGGGCAGTTACACCACAAACAGAGCAACAATCAGATCGTGTAAAAGATTACATGAATTATTTGTTGATGGATCAAATGCAAGAGTATGAACCTGAGTTTGATCAGATGCTGTTTCATTTACCACTAGCTGGATCAACTTTTAAAAAAGTTTACTACGACCAACTTCTAGGAAGAGCAGTGAGTAAATTTATACCTGCGGAGGATTTGATTGTTCCGTATACGGCTACCTCATTAGACGATGCGGAGTCAATCATCCATTCGCTAAAAATGTCAGAGAATGATTTAAGAAAACAACAAGTCAACGGTTTTTACAGTGACGTAGAGTTAGGACCGCCAAGTGTTACTAACAACGATGATTTAACAAAAAAAGAACGTGAACTAGACGGCACAAAGAAAACTGGAAAACAAGAACCAGTTTATACTTTGTTAGAGTGTCATGTTAATTTAGATTTAGAAGGTTTTGAAGAAGTTGATTCTGAAGGCGAACCAACTGGAATTAAACTGCCTTACATCGTAACGGTTGAAGAAGGATCCAGAAAAGTTTTAGCTATCAGACGTAACTATGCACCTGAAGATATAAAGAAAAGTAAAATCCAATATTTTGTCCATTTTAAATTTCTTCCAGGTCTTGGGTTTTATGGCTTTGGGTTAATTCACATGATTGGCGGATTGAGCAGAACTGCAACTGCTGCTCTCCGTCAATTATTGGATGCAGGTACATTATCTAATTTACCAGCAGGATTTAAACAAAGAGGTGTAAGAGTTAGAGACGAAGCATCTCCAATACAACCAGGTGAGTTTAAAGATGTAGATGCACCAGGTGGTAATTTAAGAGAATCGTTTTTCCCACTACCATACAAAGAACCATCAGCAACATTATTACAATTGATGGGTCTTGTTGTTGGCGCTGGTCAAAGATTCGCGGCTATTGCTGATATGCAAGTGGGTGATGGTAATCAACAAGCGGCTGTTGGAACAACAGTTGCATTATTGGAACGTGGATCACGGGTCATGTCTGCAATACATAAAAGATGTTACGCAGCTATGAAAAAAGAATTTAAATTACTTGCAAAAGTAGTAGCACAATATCTACCAGCAGAATATCCGTATGACGTGGTCGGTGGTGCAAGAAACATTAAGCAATTAGATTTTGACGATAGAATAGATATCGTGCCAGTTGCAGATCCAAATATATTTTCAACCGCACAAAGAATTACAATGGCACAAACAGAATTACAACTTGCACAATCTAATCCACAGATACACAACCTATATAACGCTTACAGAAAAATGTACGAAGCAATCGGTGTAAAAGATATTAATCAAATATTACCACCACCTGCACCTAGTGTTCCAAAAGATCCTGCATTAGAACATATTGATGCTTTAGCTGGTAAACCTTTTCAAGCTTTTCCTGGTCAAGATCACAGAGCACACATCACAGCGCATTTAAGTTTCATGTCAACTAACATGGTTAGAAATAATCCTGCAATTATGGCTGCGATACAGAAAAATATTTTAGAACACATATCGATCATGGCTCAAGAACAAGTACAATTAGAGTTCAGAGAACAGATTATGCAGTTACAAATGCTACAACAACAAGCTGCAGTCAATCCACAAGCAGCACAAATGCTACAACAGATGACACAAGAGATAGAATCTAGAAAAGCAGTGTTGATTGCAGAGATGACAGCAGATTTTATGGCAGAAGAGAAGAAAATTACTTCACAATTCGACTCTGATCCGTTGTTAAAACTAAAAGCAAGAGAAGTTGACCTACGTGCGATGGAAAATGAGAGAAAAAGAGACAACGACGAGGCACAAATAGAGCTTGCAAGAGCAAGATTGATGCAATCAAAAGATAATTTTGATGAAAAACTAGAACAGAACGAAGATTTAGCAAAATTACGTGCTGGAGTTAGCCTTGCGAAGTCTGGTGTACAGCAAGCATCGGTTATGATGGAGGATAATTAATGCCTTTGAACAAAAAAGGTAAGAAAATTATGAAATCCATGAAGAAACAGTACGGAAAAAAACGTGGAGAAACTGTTTTCTATGCATCTAAAAATAAAGGTGTTATAAAAGGCGTAGAAAAAACTAAAAAAAGGAGCTGAAATGCAAAGACTTGATAAAATCAAAGAAGTTAAAGTTGCAGAGCAGAGTATTGAAGTAGATCCTAGATCTAAAACTACTGCTGACCAAGCATTTAACTACATTGCAACAGGAAAACCTGAAATGCCAGTAGGCGGACAGAAAAGAAT